TGCCGTAGGCGGCGTCCTGCACCAGCGCGTGCTTGAAGGCGTATTCGGCGTCGGGCGGGGTGCCACGGCGATAGATCAACTCGGCGCCGACCAGCTGCACCAGCGCGTCGTCGAGTTGCGGCGACGGCATCGCCGCCACCGCGCCGATCAGCTCGTGCGAGAATTGGCGGCCGAGTGCCGCCCCGATCTGCGCCACCTCGCGCACCGGCGCCAGGCGGTCGAGCCGGGCCAGCAGCGAGGCCTGCAAGCTCGCCGGGATCGCCAACGGCGCCACTGGCGCATCCGCGATGTAATGGTCGCCCAGGTCGGTGAGCATGCCGCTCTCGACCACCGCCTTGGTCAATTCCTCGACGAACAGCGGCACCCCGTCGGTGCCGCATATTCATCCTAACCCCCTATTTTCGCGTTGTTGATCAATGTCCTGCGAGGACCCTGTCAAACCCGCTTTCCGCCGGTTTGACACTTTGGTGATCGCGTTTTGTGCCAGGCGGCGCTGTTTGGCGCCCTTCGTGTATACGCCGGTGACCGCCGTCGACGCGTGGCCGAGCGCTGCGGCGATTTCCTCGTCGCTGCAGCCGGCGTCGGCCATTTCGGCGCCGAACTCTTTGCGCACGCCGTGGTTCGACAGATCTTTCGGCAACCCGGCCTCGTCGCACCAGCGCCGGATATAGAGGCGCAAATTCGGTGCGGTGAACCGCCTGCCCTTCTTGGTACGCAGCAGCGGTTGCAGATCGCTCGTCGGCGCCATCGCGGCCAGGGCCTCGGCGAGCTCGGGCAGGATCGGAATCTCGACCGGACGCTGGGTCTTCTGCTGCCGCGGCAACCGGACAACCCCGTCGCGCACGTGCTGCGGGCAGATCTGCACCAGGTCCGAGGTCCGAAAGCCAGTGTTGCGAGCAAGTTCAATCCAGAGCCGCGCCATGGTGCCCAGCGCATGAACCGGGCGGAATATCTGGACTTCATCGAGCTCCCATGGGCGCGCGCCTTCGTTGCGCTGGTCGGGTGCTTCAAGACCGATCGTCGGGTTTGCGCGTTTCTTGATCCGGCCGGTGTCGACCAGGAATGTGAAGAGTGCGCGGACCGCTTTGAGCCGGTCCTTCGCTGCGCCCGGTAAATCACCCTTCTCGGCGATCCACTCTTCCAGATGTTCGGTCGTCGCCCAGGAAAGGGGGTCGTTGCATTTCGCCAATGGCACCAGGGTGCGCCGGTATCTGTCCTGGGTTGACGCCCGGAATTTAGTTTTGAACGACTTCGATGTGGTGAATTGCCGGACCGCGGCCGCGACCGATCCGGCTTGGACTTGTCCAGTGGCGGGGCGAGATTGCGGCCGCGGTTGCTCGATGCCGCTGAGGCATTGATTGTAGACCGCCCAAAACTCGTCGCCAAAGAACGGCTCCGGCAGCGGCGTCGTTTTGAAGCCGGCTCGCCGGAAGTAACACCGGAGCTTGCCGTGTCTGTCACGGAATGCCTGCACGAATTGCGGGAACCGTGTTCTGCGGATCTTCTTCATCTTAATGTACTCGCTTCAAGAATGACGGTGGAGGCTCGATCAAGTCGTTCCGCAGTTCGCTTGGATCGAGTGCGCCGGGCGGATAGAATTCGACGCTGCCGTCCGAATTGAGCTTTTTCACCGGGCCGGCGCCGGCGGCCTTACCGATGGCGATCAGTTGCGTGGGTGACTTTCCGCGCCGCCGCGGCGGACCGCGAATCGGTTGCGCGAGGTCTCGGGGCTTGCCGCTCGGTGCCTCGTCGTCGCCGGCGAGCTCGTGCTCGGCGTCGAGCTCGTCATCCGCGGCGAGGGCCGCTCGATCGAATTCAACCGGCTCGGTCGCCAGGACCAGCACCGGACCCTGATTACCGCCGTCCAGTCTGATGATGCCGGACATGCCGTTGCCCGCGGCAACGACGTCGGCGCCGACCGGGTTGCGCGCGTATTCGCTTCGGGCTATGTCGGGGAGCTGAACCTCGTCAAACATGTGAACCCCGCGGTTGGTGTGGTGGCCATCGCGGGGTTCAGTGTTTCCGGGGTTCCTTCCTCCCGTCAATGGCCTGGCTTGCGGTCGCCGCCCGGATCGGCGCAAGATCTGGCCGTCTCGCGCTGCGCGTGTCTGACCCGGCACGAACGACACGATAATAGGGTACCTGCCTTCGCGTGACCTTCGACCGAATCGATTCGGAAGGTCACCACCTATGCCCAGGCCCGCCATCAACCCCGACGAGCTCCGCAACCGCTTCCGCGCCGCCCGCCGCCTTCCCCAGCTGCTCGAGGTGCAGGACCAGGTCCGCGTTGCCCTGCGCCAGGCCAGCGACGCCATGGACGAAGACGGCGGCGACGGCGCCGACCTGAGCCAGCTTTGGGACGCGCTGACCGCGCTCCTGGGCGAGATACAAGACCGCGTCGGCCGCCAGGCCACGCTCGATGATCTCGAACGCCGCGCCGCAGGTCAGCCGGTGCTCGATCGCGCCGGCCGCGACTTCCAGCGGCAATGCGCCGAGTTCAGCATCCTGCGGGCCTGCGCCGCGGCGATCGGGCTGCCGGGGGTCGATGCCGGCCGCGAGCGCGAGGTTCAGGACGAATTGCTGCGCCGCAGCGGCAACCGTGGTTTCACGGGGAACGTGGTGGTGCCGATCGAGGCCTTGAGCGTGCAGGTCCGCCACCTCTCGGCCGGCCAGCTCGCCCGCTACGAAGCCAGGGACCTGGTCGCCGGCGCCGAGACCAGGGTGATCGGTTCTGCGCAGCCGCCAGGGACCACCGGAGCCTCGCTGATCGGAACTTTTACCGACCCCGCGCAATATGTCGACGTGCTGCGCCCGGCGATGGTCGTGCGCCAGGCCGGGGCCCGGGTGCTCTCAGGCCTGCGCGAGAACCTTCGTCTACCGAGGATGACGCAATCAGGGGCGCCGGGGTGGTTCGCCGAGAACTCGCCCATCCCGACAACCGATGAGCAATTCGACGACATCACCCTGACGCCGCACCATGACGGGGCGATTGTCGAGGTCACCCGCAACATGCTCCAGCAGGCGAACCCGGAGATCGAGGCGATCGTCCGAAACGACCTGGCTTTGCGGTTGGCGAACGATGTCGACCGCGCCGCGCTCGCCGGCACCGGTGTTGCGCCGCAACCGCTCGGCATCGTGACGGACCCGCTGGTGCCGACCCTCGCCGCCGCGGCGCTGATCTTCGACACCTTCGTTGACCTGCTCGAAAGCCTGTCGACCCGGAACGCCTTGATGGGCTCGCTGGCCTACATCGGCGACGCCAAGGTCCAGGCCACGGCGATGCGGCTGAAGGATCTTTATGGAAGGCCATACACGTTGCCGGTGCTGACGCAAGGCTATCCGTTCCTGATGACCAATCTCGCCAGCCTGCCGGCGGCGCCGACCGATCCTTTGACCTTTGGCAACTGGTCGGACCTGATCATCGGCTTCTGGTCCGAGCTCGATGTCCTCGTGAACCCCTACGAGTCGACGGCCTACAGCAAGGGCAACGTGCAGATCCGCGCGGCGATGACGCTCGACCTGGCGAAGCGCCATCCGGAGAGCTTTTGCTGGATTTCGTGCACCGGGGTAACGACCGCTGCCGCTGCGCCCGAGCCGCCCGCGCCCAATGGCGGCCGCCGGGTCCCGCGCCCGTGAAAGTTATCGGTTCCGATGGGTTTCGACGATGACCCGCTTCGAGCGCCGAGGTGCCGTGCTCGAGGTGCGGGTCGCCGGCGAGGGTCCTGCGCGCCGCCTGGTCGGGTACGCCGCGACGTTCAACACGCCGGCCGATATCGGCGGGCAGTTTGTCGAGACGATCCGCGCCGGCGCCTTCACGCGCAGCCTGGCCGCCGGCGGCGACATCCTGGGTCTCGCCGACCACGATCCGACCCGGCTTCTCGCCCGGACCCGCTCGGGGACGCTGCGGCTCTCTGAGGACCGCCAGGGGCTCGCCTTCGAGCTCGACCTTCCCGCCACTACCCTCGGCGCCGACATGCTCGCCCTGGCCTCCCGCGGGGACCTGGGCGGGATGTCCTTCGCCTTCCGCGCCGTCGACGAAGATTGGCAACCGCAGGGCATGACGCTCAGCGGCGCCAAGCGCACCCGCGAGCTCCGCGCCGTCGACCTGGTCGAGATCTCGGTCGTCAGCGCCTGGCCGGCGTACGAGGGAACCTCGGTGCAGGCGCGGCAGAAACTGTTTCGTGACGAAACATTTTCGCCGGCCGCCCGGCTTTCCGCTGTCGGATTGACCGCCTTCATGTCGCCGGCGGCGCGGCGCCGCTTTCTGGAAACGCTGTGAAAGTGTTCGGTTCCGAACAGTTCCGAGCTTCGGCCGCGCTCCGTTGTCGCGAATGGACCATGCCGGCCGGAGGTTGGCGCGGCGGGATGTCCTCTCGGGTCCCGCCGCCGCCGACCCGCAAATTTGCGGGTTTAGAGTGACCCTGCGCGACCGCCTCGCCGCCTTCCTTCGCCGGGAGGGTACGTCTGGAGACGTATCCTCGACCCGCGCCGAACCCCGCGCACTGTCGGAGCCGGCCGCCGCCGACCTGGTTTCTACCGGAACCGGTAAAACCTTCCGGAACCGCCAGGTTTTAGGCCGATGACCTGGCGCGATCGCCTCGCCGCCGGTGCCAACCTGGAACTGTGCGGAACCGCACACTTCGCCGGCGCTGACCTGGAAACCTTCCGGAACCGGCAGGTTTTGAGCCGATGACCCTGCGCGACCGCCTCGCCGCCTTGATCGGCGCCAAGCATACCGCCCCAGCGGTACCCTCGCGGGACCGCGCCGAACCCCGCGCGCTGTCGGAACCCGCCGCCGGAAATGGATCCCCGCCGACGTCGGCCATGACGACGCTGCCGCCCTGGGGCAACCAGTGGCCTTTGGGGTATGGCGGCCGGTACCTGGCCGAGAACTTGCCCGTGGTGATCAGCTGCGTGCAGGCGATCGCCGCCGGCATCTCCTCGCTCCCGACCTCGGTCTACGCGCGCCAGGGCACGAAGCGGGTCGAGCGCCCGGATCATCCCGTCGCGCGCCTGATCCGCGAGCCGAACACGCTGCAATCCTGGCCGGACTTCATCGAGTGGCTGCTGGCCTCGGTGCTGCTGCAAGGGAACGCGATCGCCGTGGTCGACCATGACGGCGCCGGACGCCCGACCGGGCTCTATCCGGTCCCCTGGTGGGCCTGTCAGCCGATCCTCGTGCCGTCGGCGCCGGCGGAGGCCATTGGCTCGCCGATCGTCCCGAATTCGAAGCTCGTCTTCGACGTGACCATGACGATGATGCCCTGGCCGCTGCCTGGGGCCCGCCCGGCCAATGGCTACCCGGTGCGGTACCTCGCCGACGAGGTCGTTTTCCTGCGCGACCGCAGCGACGACGGCATCCTCGGCAGATCCCGCCTGTCGCGCTGCCCGGAGGCGCTCGCCGCAGGCCTCGGCGCCCAGGGGTTCAGCGCCAACGTCTGGGCGAACGGCGCCGTGGTGGGCGGCGTCGTCAAGCACCCTGGCCGGCTCTCGAAAGAGGCGCGCGACAACATCGCGCAATCCTGGAGCGACACCCAATCCGGACCCGCCGGCGCCGGCAAGATTGCGGTCTTCGAGGAGGGCATGACCTTCGAACGAATCGGGGTCAGCCCGGAGGACGCCGAGCTATTGGACAGCCGCAGGTTCAGCGTCGAGGAACTGTGCCGGGTGTTCAACGTGCCGCCGCCGATCGTCGGCGAGTGGACCCATGCGACGTTCTCGAACACGGCTTCTGCCCGCGAGTGGTTCGCCGCCCTGACGCTGCTGCCCTGGGTGAACAAGATCGAGCGCGAGTTCTCGCGCGTCGTCATCAACGACCCGGACGTCAGCCTCGCCTTCGACCTGTCGGGGATGCTGCGCGGCGACTTCCCGCAGCTCGTGTCGTCTTACGTCAACCTGGTGCGCAGCGGGATCGCCTCGCCCGACGAGGCCAGGCTCGCGGTCGGCCTCGATCCTCGAGGCGGCGACGCGGACCAGCTGCAGGCCCAGGCCGTCGGCGGTCGCCCGGACGGCGCCGGCGACGGTGACGGCGCGCGCCCGCCGAACCTCAATGGCGGCGGCCGCCTGAACGGAGCCGCGGCCGGGACCGCCTCATAGGAGAACGCCTCTCGACCCGAGACGCGGCTCTCTGTGGCCTTCCTGGGGATTTCCCGTCAAAATCGTTCGCGAGGGGGGACGCTTCGGCACATGCACGTGCCGTGGGATAGACGCAATGCCCGCATTGCGCTGTCTCGAAGGTCGAGCTCCGAGATCTCGACCGCCGGCTCAACCACTGAACCGGGGACTGCCCCGGACCAAGGAAAAGGGAAATGACGAAATCTATCGCCATTGGTATCGATATGCCGGACGACTTCCCTACCGAGGCTCATAATGAAGTGGTTGAGAGATTAGGCCGATACCCGAGTGTTCCCGAAATTGCCGCTGGTTGGAACGCAGTCGCTATAAGGTTCAAGAGCGTTGCGAACGCCGACGCAAGGTACACAGTTTCGATGAAATCGGAATTGGCCGACAGCTCACCTGACGAACGCGTCATTCAACAGGAGGAATTATTTGCGTTTTTTATGAATGGTTACGCCGCTCTCGAAAGCTTCGCCTACGCTGTGTTCGCTATGGGCGCAATGCTATGTCCGGCTGACTTTCCGATGAAGACGCTAAAGGACGTAAAGAAAATCACTCTCAGGATAGCCAGGAACTGCTTTACCACCAGCATCAGTGGAACGGTCGCCGGAGCGCTCACGGCGCTCATCGACGATCCGAAATTCGAGCAATGGGGCGCTATTCGAAACGAATTGGTGCATCGTTGTGAGCCGCCTCGCCACATTCACATAACGTTAGGAGCGAGGACGCCGCACAAGAGGGTTTGGGAGATTGCAGAGATTGAGGGTGGTCTCATAATTGACGCTCAGACAACGGCTTCACATCGGCGATGGCTCGCGACAGCATTGACAAATTGTGTTACTGAAGCGAAGACTTTCGTAGCTGCTAATTTCGCTTTAAATCCATAAACGACGGGCTGAGGATCGGGCGACGATCTCGATTTCGTCGCGGATGAAGTGCTCGTGGTCACATGGGCGCGGGTTCGTCGCCGCCGTAGCGCGAAGCGGATCGCGAAGGTCATTCCTCGCGTTCCTGGCGCTTGGCCGCCGCGGCGCGGCGGCGGTCATATTCATCCAATCCGAGTGCAAAGAACCATACGAGCAGGAAGACGATCGCAAGCATTGCCATTGCCGCTTGGTCTATTGCAGACGCAGTGATCAAACTGGCAATCCATTTCATAGCGAAGTACGCCAACCAAATGATGACGACATTGAAAGGGATACTGAGGGTCCAAAAGAGGATGCAAATGCCTCGCGCGAGCATTGGCGTCTCGATCTCCAGAAAGGGATGGGCTCAGGCGAGCCCCATCTTCGCTGCGCACTCCGGGCCGATGATCTGCCTCGACCTCGATCGCTTCCGGTTCCCCCCGCAAATTCGGGGAGACTGATGGTGTTGAAAGACCCATCTTGCCGCAACGTGCGGCAATGGTCGAGATCGGGGCGCGCCGCCGGCGAGCCCCAGATCGCCCCGGGAACCGTACAAAAGTGTGTTGGGGCCGTCGGCGAGCCCGAGATCGCGAGCGAAGCGTCATCATTTTTGATGACGAATGGCACAACCGTGCCGCGGGTTGCGGCCAGATCTGCTCGCGCCGTTGGGGAGGGTTCGCGACGAATTTCGTCCGCGAGAAAACCGGATTGGGGCGCGATCTACGTCGGACTCGTGCGGAAGATCCAGAACCGGGGGGTCTGCGCAGCCGATGAAGGCACGGACTGACGGCCGTGCGTGGTTACGTCTTCAGCTCGCGCTTGAGTTCGTTGAGGAAGCGCCAATCCGTGTGTTCGGCAATGAGCTGGTTTGGTTCCAACTTGATCAAGCCCGCCTCGTGCAGCCGAAGAGCATAGAAGCGCAGCGCGTCCTCCGGGTCGTAGTCCCGCCAAACGTCATAGCGGATCTCGCTCAAATCTTGCAGCGCATAGTCGTAGCGCTTCGTGTATCCCTCATCGACGAGCAGTTGCGCCACGCGCTTGGGCTCGGAGACACACAGATCGGCGGCCTTCAAGATCGCGCGCAGCGCGCGCTTGGTGGCAACCGGATATTTCTGGGCAAACTCGGTGCTGGCGGCCAGCATACAACAATAATATTGCGACCATGGGCGGTCTGTGATGCTGCTGACGATTACATGTCCGATGTTCTTGGCGCGAACTCGAACTTCCTGCAGACCGGGCGGAGCGGCGGCGAAGGCGTCGATCTTGCCCTGGGTGAAGAGGTCGATTGGTTGGCGTGACGGATCATCCGTGATGACCCAGCGGAGGTCCTTGGCTGGATCGAGGCCGACCAACGCGGTCATGATTGTCAGCAGCGCCCGATCTGAGTAAAGGTTCGCGCCCACGGTCCTGCCCTTCAGGTCGGCGAGGGTATGGATCTCGTTTTTACCGAAGACCTCGAAGCATCCGAGATGGAGGCCGCTCAAGATCGTGACCGGGGCGCCGGCATTCATTCCCAGGACTTGGCTTGGCGCAAACTCCCTGCCGAAATCGATCTCGCCGTGCGCGATCATATCGGCAACGAAACCCGATTTCGCAGCATCAGCGCGCCGCAAACTTGCTTCTGTCAGGTCTACGTAGCGGATATCGGTGAAGCCCTCGGCGCGCAGCAATTCCTGAAAAGCCTGCGGAGCGATGCAGGCTGCAGCGTCCTTTTCGAAGCGGATCGTGGTGATTTCAGGCGGCCCCTCCGCCGCGAACGCCTTGCCCAAGACGCCATAACCGCCAAGGCCCGCGGCGCCAGCGAAAGCGGCGTTGGTCAGGAACCGGCGGCGGCTCTGGATAAGCATGGCAACCCTCCCCCGAATGGCGGCTTCACGATGTCCCGTTGATGATAAAGCCGGTTTAGGTTCGCGGTCGAGCAGCGAAGAGAGATCAATCCGACCCGCAAAAGACTTTCGCCGATGTCTTGTCCTCAATTCCGCGCAGCCGGGACCAGGCGCAGGCCGGATTGCTCGAGCTGCCGGTTGATCACCTCGATCAGCTGCGCCGCCGCCGCGGTGCCTGCCATGCCGGCGATCACATCGCTGAATAGGCCCGAGATCGCGACCATGCGCAGCACGCGCGGATCGAGGCCGCCCGGCGCCGAGAACTGCTCGATCGCCGTAATCAAGGCCTGGCGCGCTGCGAGGACGATCTGGTGCGAGGTGCGATCGAGTTCGGCGCGTTTGACGGCTTCTTTGCGCTCGTGCCGTTGCTCGCTGGTGTAGCCGCGCATCACCCCCTCCGCGAAACCGAACATGGTCGGGCGAGGCTATCAACGATCACCGCCGGCGTCGCCGCTTGCGCGCGGTTCAATATCGCCGATCCGCTCTTCGGCTGCGCCGCCCGGCACCGGTATCCCATGGAATGTACCCGCGACGAGCCGATACCCGCTCCAGGCCAAGATCTCGGCCGCGGTGATCGGCGTCTCGCCCGGCCGCAACGGCGGCGAAGGTGGTACCGGCGGCCAGGGCCGCGGTTTGAGGTCCGGGGCGCTCTCGATGATGCGCAAGGCCTCGGCAACGACCTGCTCGGCGTGCGCGAGCTCGGCCGGGGTGCGCGGCGGCAGGTCCTTGTCGTCGCACTGCCGCTGCCACGCCTCATAATCCCGCGGCATGTTCGCGCCGCCAACTGGCGACCATCAGCAGGCGCCGACACCAGAGGCCCCAATCCTCCGCGGCGCCGTTGAATGTTTTCAGCCGCTCGGTGAGCCAACAACGACCGCGCTTGCCATCGCCAACGCGGGCCTCCAGCTCGGCAAGATCCTCGGCCGGGGGCTGCCATCGCGCCGGGCCGGCCCCCTTTCGGTTGTGCGCTGCGCGGTCCGGACAACTTGCCGCCGGCGGTTGACTTTGCGGCGACGGACGGCCGCCCGCCGCGCC